AGATTATTTATAATCCCAAATCACACTGCTATGATAATGTCTCGGATGGTATCCTTAGTAGCTATGCTCTATGAGCGCGGTGACAAAATCCGAATTGGTCAAACATGGTCAGCTGGTGGTATGGATGATTTATTAAAGGCACTCCTATATAATCAAGGTCCACGAGTCATAGTAGAGGGGGATTTTAGGAAACTAGACTTAACTATTAAAGACATCTTAATTCAGATGGTTAAAGGTAGGACAATGGCTTATTTTAAACGTGCAGCTGATCCAGAGCTGTTTGACTTTATGGAAATCATTTGCGAGGTATTAGCAGAGCAGATGTCGGTACGTATACAACACTTGTTCGGAACAGTTTGGGTTCGTATAGTTGGTAATTTAGCATCTGGAACATGGGAGACAAGTCATTTGGGCTCTCTTGTTGTACAATTTCTTTGGTGGCTTTACATTACAATTCAATTAGACACTCTTCCTCGAAAAGATAGAAATAAGATGCTTTTGGTAGCTCGGGATAATGTGTCGTTAGTTAATTATAGTGATGATCATTTATTATCGGTCCCAGATGATCCCTCACTTTTGGAGTTCTTTTCGTACGCGAAATGGTGTACCTTCCTAAATAAATGGTTTAAAATGGAAGTTAGAGATGTCTTCTATTTTAGATCTGTTTTTACTGAAGTTAATAGAGGTGTCATTACTAAAAAAGGTCCGTGTTTCTTACAACATTATGCGATAAGAAACCCTCGAGCATCTGAACCTGGGCAACCCTTTTCTTTACCTTTTCGAGCAACAGATGTAGTTTTGATACGACTTGCTCATGGTAGGGAACCTAAGGAAAGAGATCTTTTGGATCTGGTCTTAGGATGTCTAGGACATGCATATGGTACTTATGCAGCCAATCAGGAGGTTTATGATATTATCCGATTAATTTATTCTCGAGCCCTAAATCGAGCGGGACCAGATGCTCTTTCTAGAGCCCTTTCCAAGTGTTCAACCCCAACATTAGCTAAATTTCGTCAACAGAATATATCAGATGAAGAGTTAGTTTTTGGCTTTCCAACGATAGAAAAGCTTATTCTAAAAAATACTTATGATCCATCTGTCCATCAAAAACGATACCAAGTTGATAATATGTTTGATGAAACTTTTTAATTTCTTTTTAAAAAATAAAAAATAAATAAAAAATAATAAATTTTATAAAAAA